TATTAAAACATCCAATCTCTGTACAAAAATTTGATAATAATCTTCATCAGAAATAGGATTGTAATCAGTTTGATCTACAGCATGTGATATCTCTGTGTCAGGATGCGAACCCATGACCCACAAATTCATCGGTACTGCGTAATCGTTAAGAATATCTATTCTCTTTTCGACCTCTTCTATTGATACATCTTCGTAGTCTGTAGCACAATAAATGATTACATCATACGTATCGTCAAAAGATTCAATCAAAGTTAATAAATCTTCCCATAAACCTCCCAAGCCTAAAATACATTTCACTCTATCTTTAGTCCATGAGTTATTAGCAAACGGACACGCTGGTAGATTGTTATGTTTTTTACTTGGTTTTTCTAATACTTCACGACTCCATTCTCTAATTTCTTTAGATAACAGAGCTTCGTCAAGCATTATTTTTTCTTGGTTTTTTTCTTAGCTTTTTTCTTAGGAGCTTTCCCCCCAACATAAGCTTCATTTATGTCTGGTGTAGACGGATCATCAGCCACGTAGTGACCTTTATTATCCCTGGCTCTGACACCGTTTAGTTCATCTGCCTTTCTTTGGGCATCTGCTAAATCAGGATCAGGACCAAAAACAACTTCATAAATACCGTCTTTGTTAGCTTGCAAAACATTATATCCTGCAGGAAAGTTTCCGTTAGTAGCTATTATTGCTTTAGCCATGTGTACTCCTAGTCAGAGTATACTTTAACCATTTCTAACGTTATGGAATAAGTATCTCCTGAACTGTGACCTTTTGTTGTAAATAGAATGTCGCCATTCTTCCCTGAGCCTGCGTTATTAGGTATACCGCCAAATTCTTTGAAGTCCATGTGACCGTTACTACTTTCTGCTAATTCAGCAATCAGTACATTGGTGCTAGCGTTAAAGAATAATTGCACAGACATACCTACTATGGCATGACTTATTCGCATTACTCTAACTTCAGAACAAGCAGTACCAGCAGCATTAGCAGCTAAAGCAGATACGTCTACTTTAGCTACTGCTGATTCTCCTGTGCCATCGCTGACATTGGTAAACTTCATAACACAGTTACGCTCACCATCTAAGATGGTTTGACTTGTTACTGTATCAGCCATAATTTACCTCCTATTATGCGTCAGCAAATGGAGTAACTATTGTGCCTGAACCTAAAACAATGCCTTCTACAGCATATTTATTATCCGCAATAGCAGTTACTCTAACGATACTACCTGCGAGTCCACCCTTGGTAGAACCGTTCATGGTAATAACGTCATTAGATGCACCTGAAATAAATACTTTACCTGAAGCATCGTCTTTACCCATGTAAACACCACCAACAAACTTATCGGTACCATCGGTTAAGATGTCCATGTCTGTAGCTGCTGTTTCTACTACAAAAGTAAAAGTAGCTCCTAAGTTATTAGTTTGATCAGGTTCATCATCTCTTGTAGGTGCAGTTGCATCGATAGTTGGTAAAGTAAATTTACCGTCAGCATCGTTACAAGTTAAAATTTTTCCTGCATGTGCAGCCACAGTTAAAGTTGTGTCTGCGGTTAAACTGACCACATTTGCATTACCAGCAGAAATAAATCCTGCTAGTGATTGTATTGGTCCACTAAAAGTTGATTTTCCCATATTAAGTCTCCTTAATTAAATTTATCGTCTTGGGTTGTCTGCTAGGTCAGTCGATAAACAATAAAATTCCTAGAACCAGAAAAGGGGGAGCTTACGCTCCCCCATCTCTTTAGCTTGATCCAGGTGATCCAAAGATACCAAGAGGATCAGATACACCAAAGGAATATCTTTCTCTTGCTTTATATCTTACGTTACCTGTATTGAAGTCTCCGTCCATGTTAGTAGTCATTGGAGCTCTAACAAAGTGCTTCATGCCATCAGGTACATCAGTTGTGATGAAGAAAGCATTTGTGTCAGTTAAATAATGATTAACTGCAAAGCCTTCAGGAATCACACCGTTGCTTCTAATTGCATTAATGTCATTGTCAGAAGTTCCTACTCTGTACTCACTTTCGAGAAGTCTTGTAGCAACAAACTGCAGATCAGATGGAACGATCAGTTTTCTTGGTCTAGCTGCAATTTTTAGACCACGTTCATCTGTCCATTTACCAATTTGAATAACTGCATCTTCTAGAGATGTTTCATTCAAATCAGCTCCTGTAGCAGGTCTGTTTGAGTTTTTGCCACCATTTACGAGTGGGTGACCGTCACCGCCTGTCACTCCATCACCTGATGCAGTAAATAAATTTACTCCGTCACCAGATTGAAAAGAGTTAGTAAACCCGTTATTCAATGGAACTGCTGCTTTCACTTGCTTTGTGTAAGCCATAGCTCTAGCAAGTGCTTTTGTGTATCTTGCAGATAAAGAAACATAGAGGTTATCCTCCATTGCTTCTTCAGTTACTGCAAAACCCATTGCAATAGTTTCGTGAGTATAACGAGCTACAAAAGATTCTTGTGCTGTATCGTAACTGATAGCCGCACCTTCATCTTTCACAGGAGCTGCACCAAATCCTGATAACTTCAACTCTTCTTCGAAACTTCTTTCAGAGTTTTCTGTTACATAGACTTGCTCATGCTCATTTTCGTAAGTGTTGTACTCCTCACCAAATAAAGCGTTTAAACCAGGAAGAAGCTGCTTAAGCTCATTCGCTCTTGAAATAGCTGCCATATTACCCTCCTTAGCCTATACCTGTTGTGTTCAATAATTGATGTCCAAC